GCCTCTCCTGCCGTTATGCCATCCTTCTCCTCGCCTAATACATCAGCGAGTAGCTTGTCCAACTCTGGAAGCTTGCGAGGTCTGCCGTTAGGATTCAGCGTTTCTCCCTTCTTCATTTTTCTACCATCATGCGGGAACGCCATACGTCTGTATTTTGTCTGTTTTTATATAGGCTTGACCGTTGCGTTTTACTTGCAGGCTTGGATCAAGTTTAAGCATCCTATCAACTATTACTTGGCAGTACTTCGGATCGAGTTCTATGCCGTAGCATTTGCGTTTAAGTTGATGTGCTGCGACCATTGTTGAGCCGCTGCCAAGAAAGCCATCAAAGATTAAATTTCCTTTAACGTGGTCATCAATAATTTCAGATAACATCCTTATTGGCTTTTGAGTTGGATGAACCCGTTTATCCTTTTCACCCTCTCTAATCATTCCGTTCCACAGTTGATCGTAAATTCTTATTGGTGTATGAAAACTGCACCAAGCCATTTCGCCATCTGCAAAAGTATTTCTAATATCTGTCCCTGCTCTTTTGTTCCATATCAGCCAACCATCGCTAAAGGGCAAAAAATCAGTAAAATAATTTCCTCCCCAAATAATAAATTTATCAAAGCCTAATGATAAGCAAGTTTGATAAAATTCATTTGCTGTATCAGTTGTATCATCTGCAATAACTTCTAAGTACCTGCCTTTTTTTGCAATACCAAAATCAGCTCCAACCATTTCAGACTTAACAACCTTTATCCCATAAGGTGGATCAGTAAACACCATATCTGCCTTATGCCCATCCATTAACTTTGCCACCGAATCGCTATCAGTAGAATCCCCACAAAGCAAACGATGCTCCCCTATCTCGAACAGATCACCAAGAACAATGTCAGTCTTAATCTCATCAGGGATCTCATAATCATCCTCAACGGCTTCGAGTACTTGCTCGGGTTCGAAGTTTGGCACATCCAATCCCCACTCTTCCAACTGGTCAGCATCCCATTCGTTTGCGATCATTGACCAATCCCATTCTCCACCGCTTACATTATCCTTGATCAGGAACTCACGCTGCTGCTCCTCTGTAAGGTTATCTGCAATGATAATCGGCACTTCTTTAAGCCCTGCTTCTTTGCAAGCCTTTAGTCGCATATTGCCACCAAGCACCACCATATCAGAATTAACTACGATAGGTCTAATTGCAAGCATCTGAGGCAAGTCTTTAATCGACTGCACCAACTTGGCGAACTTATCATCCTTGATCAATCGAGGATTGTTCGGGTTGACCTTAATCTCTGATAGTTTTACTGACTTGGCTTTCATCTTGCTGCTCTTGCTTTCTTGAACTTATCTGCCTCAGCGTAGGCGATGGCGATGGCTTGCTGTTGGTTGTAGCCCTCTTCGATCAGTTTGCGGATGTTCATCTGGATGATCTGCTCGGTATCTCCTTGAAATAATGGCATAGCTGTTAGTGTTGATTCTGAACTACAAAGATATTAAACTCTCAACAAAGTCGGATTCTCTTAGCTTGTTGATGTTTTTTCCGATGTCAACCATCTTCTTATACTGCGATGGATAGATCACTAGCTTCCTGAGTTTACCGCAGATGTAAGCCATTGTCGTGTAGATCTCATTGCCATCCCGATCTTCTGCATTGACTAAGATGCCGAAGTTATATTGAGGCTGATCTGTTGCCATGATCAACTTATTGCCCTTGATAAACATATGAAGATCTTTGGCTGATATTGCCACCGCTACATCGTACTCCCATGATGCCCTCGATAAATAGCCGAAGTAGAAATAGTTACCTTCCATTTCTGCATCAACGAAGATCCCTGATCTGATTCTAATTGTCATGGCTCAGTAGGTTAGATATTTAACTGATCGCATTGCCATCACGTTACCATCGTTGTAAAGATCCACGCAGTAATCGATAATGCCATCCATGCTCATCACAAAGGCATCCTCTGGCGTTTCTGCTCCATGTGCTTCATCTTCGGGCAACCAAAGGTTATCTGATACCACCTCCTTGAATCTGATGAAGATGCCGTTAAGCAGGGTGCTGTTATCTCGCCATGCTTCGGTAGTGAATTGAAGGTCGAACTCCTCCCATAAGAATTGGCGGAGGCAATCCCTTGAATTAAAGCCAATCTCTTGTAGCTTAATAACTTGCTGCTCGGTTAGCTTGCTGACAATGCTGATGCTGTTCATGCTTATCATCTGATTAGAATGTTTGATAGGTGTCGATGCGCTTCTTTACCATGTCGATAAATCGCTCCATCATTGAGTTATAGAATAGATTAAAATCCTGATGCCCTTCTGCGTTATGCTCGAAGAGAATGTAAAGCACTGCCCGAAGTCGTTGGCTTGGTGTCTTGCTGCCCATCTCCTGAGCATCGATCTTCATTGACTGGAGCATCTGCTCATCGTTGTAGTTGAACTGCTCGCCCTTGAATGCCATCACACCTACACCACCCATCCATTGATTCATTAACTCGGTCATCTGTTCCGGTGTTAACTCCTGAGTGCCGATGGTGATCTTGATTGACTTATCTCGCCTTGTCGATACTGATTCAATGGCGCAGGGTATGGTGAGTAGGTTAGTTGGCATTTGATTGGGCTGTGCTGTTTGTGTTGGCTGTCATTGTTGAGAGGTACTTCTTGACCATTGCTTTGATCTGATCCTTTTTTGATTGAGGTATTCTGAATGTGATGTTGATCGTTGGCTCTCCATACTTCAACTTAGATCCTGCTCCAGTGCGCCTGCCCCCTCGCTTGTTAGTCGATGCTTCCATTTCACAAAGATACACTTTTTTTTGATTGTGCAATACATTGGGGTTGAAATTTAATAGCAGTATCAATTCCGCAAATCCGTTGCGTTCGGTTGCATTGCGCTAATTCGTAGCGGCAATAAGTGAGTTATATGCTATGGCTCGACCATCACATCCCTAACATATTTACCACAAGAAGGGCAGTTATTTACCCTATACATATTTTCATCTGAATGACCTTTAATGTAAGGCATACATTTAGTGCCATCTTCAAGTTTCATCCATCCAAGTTGCATTCGTTCCAAAACGCCACAGCATATAACAGCAGTCTTGCGTAATGCGGGGTTTGGTGTTTCATCAGTCTTTTGTGCCATTTTATTAAATTTTAATTGTTAAACAAAGTGTAGTGCATTTTAAGCCCGCACTAACGCAAGGCTGCGAAACGTTATATGCTATTTTAGTAGAACGCATCCGAAGCGTAATCAGCCAACTTTATAAGGTTGTTTAATTCTGTTTCCGGCATTTCGGATAACTCTTCCACCGTAAAGCATTTACCAGTTAAATAATATGGGTTGTAATTACTTTCTGAAACACCCATTGAGTTTCTTGCTTTATTACTTTTTTCTTTGTCAAAGCAATCTGCAATGTTTTTTAAAATTTCTTCTTTTGTCATTTTATTTAGATTTGCGAAAGAAAAACAGCATATAACAGCGTGTATAAAAAATGGCGGGGTTTGTGCCGTTTAGAAACATTTGTGCTATTATGAACTGCATTGCTTTCAAGTTAATTTTGTTCTTTAATTCCGCCACTTCTTATACACGCAAAACGTTATGCGAAATCGTAATCATCACGGTTATTGACAATACACAAGCCACCAGTTTTATGACACAATAAAGTTAAACCTCCAAAATCTTCCAAGACAGTAAATTTATCTCCATAGCTACTGCCTTTTAACCAACAGATGACTATATCACCTTTATTAAAACGACTTCGCATAAGATCAGCTAAACAAGATGGCTGATTCAGTTCTTCTTTTTTCATTTTGTTTCGGGGTTGCAGTTAAGATTAAACACAATGCACTTAATCTTCTCATCCCTTGTCAGGTGATCGAGTTTGGGAAAGTGATGTGATAGTTCAGCATCGGTCAGTTGGTTGATCTTGACTAAGAACATCAGGCTCTTATCAGTTACCTCAACAGATTTATCAGAATGGATTATCGTCATTGAATTGATTTGATACGTGGTTAAATGAAGTTGATTGGATCTCTACTGGAAGGTATGAACTCATTGGCTCTTGGTTGGCATCGTAGAAAGCTGTGATGGTTTGATTGTTTCTAAATTCCACTGTTCCGGTAGAACCTTGACGGTGCTTTTCAAATAGGTAAAATGTTTCGTTAGTGTATGGGGTTCCTTGTTCGTTTGATAGGTTGTAGTAAGATGGTCGCCACACAAAGCAAACTGTGTCGGCATCCTGCTCCAATGATCCTGATTCTCTGAGGTCGGATAGCATCGGTTTTTTATCTGCCCGTTGCTCCACTTGTCGATTAAGTTGGCACAATGCTATTATTGGTATCTGTAGTTCCTTTTGTGCTGCTTTTAGCGTTCGACTTATCTCTGATACTTCTGCTTCACGATTACCGCCTCTGAAGCCTTCTAATGTCATTAATTGCAAGTAATCGATTATAGCCCATTTGCATTGACCTTTTCTAACTTGTTGCCGGATAACTCTAATTGCTTCGTGAACACCGCATCTTGGTTTGTCATAAATGGTAAACGGCATCTTTTCAACTTCGCCAATGGTCGATTCGAATACATGAAGTTCTGGTTGGTTAAGGCTGCCATCTCTTAATCGTTTGGAGTCGATGCTGCCCGTTGCGTTTTGCAGGATCAATCGCTGACAAAGTTGTGAAGGATTCATTTCGAGATTGAAATAGATCCCTGCTTCTTTGGATTTTATGCCATGAAATAATGCGAGTGCCGTCTTGCCCATCGAAGGTCTGCCTGCCAAGATAATAAATTCAGGCTGCCATCCTCCAGTGAATCGGTTAAGTGCAGTAAGTCCAGTGTCAACTCCTGAGGTCTTCCCTTGTCGATTTAGTTCCTGCCGTCTGAAATATGCCTCTCGCTCATCCTTGACAAGATCGGCAGTGGTGATGATGTTGGATGCTACCATGCCAGTGTCCATTAGATCGTTCAATCGCTTGATCAAATCTGTGGCTGTGATGGCTGCATCGTAGCGATCATAAAGCCCGATTGACTCCTCTGTAATTATCTGATGGATCTGTGATTTAAGGTAGATGTTTTGTAGTTCTAAGATGATGGCTTGGTGAGGCTCAAAGAATGCTGATGTGATCTTGTCAAGTGATCTGCTGATAGTGATTATATCGGCATGATCGAGTAGCTTGGCTGTCTTATTCTCGTTGGTTAAAAATGCTAAGTCAACGTGCTGCTTCTTTTTGTGGAGGCGTTTGATGATCTCAAATGCTTTCTTGTATCTGTCAACTGTGAAGTGTTCGTCTTTAAGTTGAACGATGATCTCGTCCTTGTGCTGATTGGGGGAGAGGATGATAGCGATTATCTTCTCTTCAAGTTCTTGTGAGGTTATCATTTGTAGTGTTCTGTTGATGATCGGTTGAATGATACTTGCTGTGGCTTGGAGGATGTGAATTTAGAATTATTGTCAAACCATCGCTTTAATCTTTTCGGAGTTTCCCAAGTTGACTGTGCTGTAAACTTTGGCTTCCCAGAAATATTCAATTCGCTCCAATATGAAAAGAAAGAGTTTAGCATTTCTTTAGGATAGTCAAGTCGATTATCAGCTATCGACTGCTTAAAGTCATCGAGTGTCCATTGCTTGTAAGATTTTGGTTTGGTTTCTTTAGAAACACCAATATTTGATTTATCATTCTCATTAGCATTTCCATTCTCATTACCATTACCATTACCATTAGCATTATCATTTACATTAGAGGGTTTCTTGGGGGTTTCGAGAGGGTTATCTTGGGGGTTATTTGTGGGTTTCTCTTTTGGTGGTCTACCTCCAAGTTTACCAAACTCACCTCCCTTATGACCGTTTTCAATTCCTGCTGCTGCTCTTCTATTGTTGGCATCTATTTGCGGTTTGATTAAAGTAAAAATCGTTTTGCTCAATCCTGACAATTCAACCTCAACACCATTAAGACCAAGTTCGCAAATTGCATCCCAAAGTTGCAGCCTATTTGATTCGGGCAAATCTTTTAACGCCTCAAAGAACGAGCGATAGATTACCATTGATTCTTTCATATACCAAAACAAAAAGCCCCATACAAGCTGCGGTGAGATCGGCTCAGTTTTTACACATTGCCTCGCAGCCCGTATAGGGCGGTTGAATTTCTTTCGATTCAGGATCTCACCTCTGAACGCTTACAAAGATAAAAAATTAATAGATTCTGTTATACTTTTTTATTGATGTAATTGTCTATGATGTTGCAGCACTCATGAATGCCGACTGCAAACGTGGCATAGTAGCCAGCATCAGATAGCACTTTAAGGATGTTGTGCTGCCGTTCCAGATGCTCATCGGAGAGCAATGTGCCGTCTTTCTTAAACACCTTCTTACCTTCGAGCTTGATCTCTAAGTACAGCCCTGCATACTTGCCGTTAGGATAGGCAATGAAAAGATCAGGATAGCCGATAAAGTGATTCATGGCTTTGTGAAGCCTGCCCTGCCCGATGCTCATCTTCATTCCGGCAGCGAAGTCGAAGCGATAAACGATGTTAGGATATTGCAGTGCCATCATCTTGGCGATGGTGATGTAGATGTCGGATTCTCTGCGTTTGCGTATCTTCATTTTGTGCTGAATTTCATTCCTTTATTCCAAGCCCGTTGCCCTGCCTTGAACCTTGTCGGTATGCCTGCCTGCATCAGCCTGCTTCCATGATGATCTCGTTTGTACGAATCAGCCTTTTTAACGCCCCTGAGATTGGCGATCTGATAAACAGCACAGCAAGTCAATCCTAATGCCTTAGCGATCTCGATAGTGGGCATATTGGCATAGTTACTCAGTACGTATTCAATCACCTGATCACTGTGCTTGGCTCTCATCGCTTCTCGTAGTTACCATCGAACTGCTCGATGAAGTTAATGATCAACTCCTTTGCGCTGTCGATCTCCTGCTGATTATGGCGGTATAAAAACAAGTCAGTGAACTTGCCAGACTTCTTGACCTTTGGAGTAACGCCAATGTAGTAGAAGCACTTTGGATCAACGCCCATCAGCAGTGAATACCATACCGCCTGAATGTGATTAGCGTGCTTGATCATATCGGCTGCAAAAGCATCAATCGACTTGGCTGATGTAGTCTTGATGTCGGCGATGATCTTCTGCTGCTCCCAATTCATATCGATTGCACCCTTGCCCATTACTATCTTACCTCCGATGTTCACCTCCGACACCACCACTTGCTCCTTAATAGATTCTTCAAACATCGTTGCTAATAGTGGCACTTCCTGAAAGGCATCATAGACATTCTTTGCAGCACCGTTCATCTGCTCAACTTCAGTTTCCAAAAGATCAAAGTGAAAAGAAGCCCCCTTGTCGAGGGCATTCTTAACATAGGTAATATCGCCAGTATAGAATCGCTTGATGCGGCTTGCTGAGATAGCAGGGTAGTTGATGAATTCTTCTCTTGTCATATATTATCCCCCCTTAATTCTTCAAACTCTCTCCATGTTACTATTCCAGTATTACGAAAACTCAAAAACATTTCTTTAGTGATTTGAGAGGGAAAAATATTATTGTCATAACATCTTTTAATAACATTACGAAGCCGAATTGATGCTTCTACTGTTTCAATCCAGTCATGAATTAACAATTCATTTGTTGCTTTTACTCTGTCTTTTTTTAGCCAGCGTGCTAAGTGCCTTTTATCCTCATCAGTAAAGCAATTGTGGTATAATTTATATAGTTCCATAAACAAAATTGTAATATTGCTCTCCCAGTTGCAGGCCGTCGAGTGCGCCTTCGTTGTAGGTTTCAATTATCTGATCCTTCTCCATTGCTTTGGCTTATTGGAACACAACCGTATTCTTGATGTCGATGCTGGTGTGGTGCTGTTCCAATTGCTCAACCAACCACTCCACTGATGTCTGTTTACTTGTCATCAGATCTCCTCCCATCCTTCCGTTCTTCTCATCACCTTGTAGCCTGCTGCCTTGATTTTCGTGATCATCTGCTCGATGCTCATCACTCCATAGATCGGCTTTTCAACTTTCACTGGTGCCTCGATCTTCTCAGGCTGCTTGTCTAATTCAATTTGAAGTTGTTTAGGTTCTGAATCTACAACTGCCTTAGCAATATTCTCAAACGATTTTTTACTGAACCTTTGGCTGCCAATTACAAGGTTAGTGTAAACCTTATAACTGTAACCTGATGCGAGTGATAAACTTACCTTATTGAGTTTTGTCTGCTTGCGCTTAGTTTCAATAAACTCGATAAGTTCTTCATGTGTTAATGGTGTCCACTTGTAACGATTGCCGTACTTGTTGATTCCGTAGTTTGGGTTTGCTGTTTCCATGATGTTAAATTGATTAAGTGATTAAACTGTTTGGGTTTTGATTTCAACTATCTTGATTCCACTGATTGCGTTCACTCCTGCCATCTGCATCGCTCTTGGCAAGTGTCTGAGAAGATCCTCTTTGCGAAGATGCTCGGTTGAGAATAGCACCTCGATGATCGTTAGCCAGTCAACATTACCATCGACTTCAGCCTTGTAGACTGTTCTGATGTTCTTAGTCTTTGCCATCTCAACAGAACTCACATAAAGGTCATCGACCATATTTGCCAGAACATCCATTTCTTTGAAGTGTCCTTTGAGCGACATCTTAGCTTCTGCTTCTGCTTTGATCTTAGCCTCTGCTTCCTTATGCTGCCGTTCAACTTCATTGTGGTAGTCGAGCATTTTAACCTTAGCCGATGCGATGAAGGTGTTGAGCCTATCAACTGTCTGCCTCTCCAGTGCAATCAATTCTTTCTTGAAGTGATCCACTGGTGCGGTTACTTCCTTGCGTGCTGATTCCACTATCTTGATGGCATCATTGACTTGCTTGATGGCTGCTGCCATGCTGTTATATTCTGTTACATTTCGCACGCTGTTAGCCTCGTCAGCTACACTGTTGCGTTCAATGATCGATTGGGCGTTGAGTACATCAGCAGAATT